TTTAAGATATTTTACAAATAAATTATATCGTGCATTGCGTATTCCGGCAAGTTATTTGCCAACCGGACCTGATGAAGGTGTCGCCGCTTATAATGATGGTAGAGTAGGCACAGCATTAATTCAAGAATTTAGATTCAACGAATACTGCAAACGTTTACAAACAATTATTTCTGGTACAGTTGATACAGAATTTAAACTATTTTTAAAGACACGTGGTGTTAATATTGACAATAGTATTTTTGAAATTAAGTTTAATGAGCCGCAGAACTTTGCATCATATAGACAAGCAGAGTTGGATAACACAAAGATTTCTGCATTTACGCAGTTAGAACAATTGCCATATATGAGTAAACGCTTCTTGCTAACACGTTACTTAGGTCTAACAGAGCAAGAACTAATTGAAAACACAGAAAAGTGGGAAGAGGAAACAGGCAACAATCAAGCATCCCAAGTATATGGTTCAGATATGCGTAATGTTGGTATTACACCAGGTGGATTAGACTCTGATATGTCTATGGCAGAGGAACCTGAACTTCCGGAAGGTGATGAAGCGCCTATAGAGGGTGAAGCACCTATAGAAGGTGGCGAAGCACCTGAGTTAGAACCAGCACCAACAACATAAATAGTATTATGATTTTACTAGAACTTTTTGGACAATTGGAAGAAAAAGAGGATAACGGTCGCTATGATTCGGACTCTGATCAGACTATTGTTAAAAAAGAGAATACTCGTAAAACAAGACTAACACTAGAACAAATTAATAAGCTTAGAAAGGTTTCAGAACTAAGAACTGCAGAAAAAATTAAAGACGCAGAGAAATATAAGTTACAATACGGCGCGGCGCCAGCTGGCGCAGACGTCCCAATGTAATTTTGCCCTTTTCTGCCGTTTTCATACCATTTTGGTACTATTTGAGTGCCTTTATATCCCCTTTAACTTAAATATATTTGATATTTTGTAACTTTTTATATAAAAGGAGTGATTTCGCTATGAGTGATAAATTTAATCAGTTGCTTGACTATATTATCAATGAAGAGCAAGATAAAGCTCGTGAACTTTTCCATGAAATTGTTGTTGAAAAGTCACGTGACATTTATGAAGGCTTGATTGACGAACAAGATCTTGATGCAATCGAAGAAGAGATTGAAGAAGTTGAAGAAGCAATCTCAGATGAAGAGGTTGAAGATTTTGTTAATGATATTGAAGGCGACGAAGAAGGTATGTCCCTAGAGGATGCAAGTGAAGAACTTGAAGATGCTATGGATGCCGAAGAAGAAGAAGGTGACGACGAAGGCGAAGAAGCCGACGAAGAAGCCGATGAAAGAATTAGTGATCTAGAAGCTGCATTTGACGAACTTCAAGCAGAATTCGACAAGTTAATGGCTGAAGTTGGCGACGACGAAGGCGAAGAAGCCGACGAAGAAGGCGACTACATGGAGCCAGAAATGGAAGAATCCGTTGAAGAGTCAGCTGAAGAAGCAGAAGAAGATCTAGAAGAGTCAGAAGAAGATGTAGTTGCCGAAGGCGCTGAACTAAAGGCAGTTCCTGCACCTAAGGGTGGCGCTGGCGAAGGTTCATCACCTGTTGCCAAAGGTGGTAAGCCACAAGGTGACGCAAACGAACCAGGTGCAATGTCATCAGGAGAAGGTTCAAGTTCAGCAGACCCATCATCATCAGATATGGGCATGTCAACTGAACCAGACATGAAGAAAGTATAACGGATAAAAAACATGACTTATCTAAGAGAACACTTGACATTTGACCAAGCTCGCATGGTAACTGAGACTGATTCAGAAGGCAAGAATCTATACATGAAGGGTATTTGCATTCAAGGTGGTGTAAAGAATGCAAATCAGCGTGTATATCCTGTCTCTGAAATTCAAACCGCAGTATCAACATTAAATGAGCAAATCAATCAAGGAAACTCAGTACTAGGCGAAGTTGATCATCCAGACGATCTTAAGATTAACTTAGATCGTGTATCCCACATGGTTACAGAAATGTGGATGGATGGACCCAACGGTTATGGTAAGATGAAAGTACTACCAACACCAATGGGTAACTTAGTCAAAACTATGCTTGAGTCAGGTGTTAAATTAGGAGTTTCATCCAGAGGTAGCGGCAATGTCCGTGAATCTTCTGGCGATGTTTCAGAATTTGAAATTGTCACTATTGACGTAGTGGCGCAACCAAGTGCTCCAGAAGCATATCCAACAGCAATTTATGAAGGCCTTTTAAACATGAGAGGCGGTCATAGAGTGCTTGAGATGGCGGCTGAAGTACGTGAGAATCAAAAGGCGCAAAAATATCTCAAAGAGAGTATTTTGCGTCTCATAAAGGACCTAAAAATTTAGGAGAGCATTATGTTAGACGTATTCAAACCACTTATCGAAAACAATATTATCTCCGAGGAAGTTCAAGTTGAACTCCAGGAAGCTTGGGATGCAAAGTTGGTAGAAGCCACTGAGCAAAACAAGGCCGAGTTACGCGAAGAATTTGCAAAGAGATATGAGCACGATAAGGAGGCGATTGTCGAAGCCCTAGATACAATGGTTACAGATTCTCTAAAACAAGAAATCAACGAGTTTGTAGAAGACAAGCAAGCACTACTAGCTGAGCGAGTAGCATACAAGACAGCAGTAACAGAGCATGCCGATCTTCTAAGCAAGTTCGTAACAGAAAATCTAGCAACTGAAATGAATGAGTTCCGTGCTGATAGAGGCACACAGGCTCAAACAATGCAGAAACTAGAAGATTTCGTAATCAAAGCATTAAGCGAAGAGATTGTTGAATTCAACGAAGACAAGAAAGACGTAGTTGAAACAAAAGTTAAGTTAGTTGCTGAAGCAAAAACAAAACTAGCCGAACTTAAGAAAACATTTATCGAGCGTAGTGCTAAGATGGTTGAAGAGACTGTCACTAAAACTATTAAGGGTGAGATGTCACAACTTAAAGAAGATATTCAAAGTGCTCGTGAGAATAACTTTGGACGTCAATTATTTGAAGCTTTTGCCGCAGAGTATGCACATTCATATTTGAATGAGAATACTGAAGTTGCAAAACTCAACAAGCAACTTTCAGAAATGGAAGGTGTATTGGCAGAAGCCAATAAAACAATTGAAGAAAAGGATGCACTCGTAGAGACAAAAATGAGTGAAATCAACGTTATTAATGACCAAGCAAACCGTAAAGAAACACTCTCTCAACTTCTTTCACCATTGGCGAAAGAGAAGAAAGAGGTTATGGAAAGTTTACTTGAGTCAGTACAAACTGATAAACTTAAAGCATCTTTTGACAAATACCTGCCAGCAGTTATTAATGGCGATGGCACTGGTATTAAACGCAAACTTACTGAGTCAGTAAAGAAAGAAGTAACTGGTGATCGCCAACCTGTTGAAAAGCAAGTTGAAGAAACACCAAACACTTCCAACATTGTTGATATCAAGAAGTTAGCAGGATTATAAATTTATAATTAAGGAGTTTAGGAGACTAAAAATGTCAGAACTATTAAATGAAAACTGGAGTGAAACTAAAGACGCACTATTAGAAGGTCTTTCAGGTTCAACTCGTAGTACAATGGCAGTAACTCTAGAGAATACAAAAGGCTATTTGACAGAGGCTGCTACAGCCGGCGCATCAACATCAGGTAATGTTGCTACACTTAACCGCGTAATTTTACCAGTAATCCGCCGCGTAATGCCATCAGTAATTGCTAACGAAATCGTTGGTGTTCAACCAATGGCAGGTCCAGTAGGACAAATTCACACATTGAGAGTACGTTACGCTGATGCATTCACAGGTAACGCAGGTGGTAACACAACAGCAGGCGAAGAAGCATTAAGCCCATTCAAAGTTGCTGAAGGTTACTCAGGTAACGTTGCATCTGCTGATACAGCAGGTTCAACATCTGCTAACGAAGGCACAGGCGGTAACCGTCTAAGCATCCAAATCTTGAAGCAACCAGTTGAAGCAAAGACACGTAAGCTATCAGCACGTTGGACTTTCGAAGCTGCTCAAGATGCTAACTCAATGCACGGTATTGACATGGAAGCAGAAATCATGTCAG